ATAATGGTTATAGAACAACTTTGATTGCAATCAACGAAAATTGTCTATTTGAAATCCATTTAACTTTAAAAGATTATTTATTTCATGAGCAGTCTAAAGTATATGTTCGTTGTTTCAATACGAAAACTAATCAAGATTGGGAAATTGAACAAGACGTTGTTTATAGTAATGAATTCAATGAACGTAAAGATATTGCGATGTCTATTATGAATGCAATAGAATTTTGCAATAAAAACACTAACTTGTTTTCTTTATTTACATTGAAAGAAATGTATGTTGCTTTAACAGATGTAAATAAAATTAAAGAATTGTATCGTATGAAAAAAAGAATTAGCGAATTATATCAAGAAATTGATAGTGCTATGTGATGTAACAGGGAGGAAAATTATGAGTAAAGATTATAGCCATGTAATTAAAAATAAAGTATTACCTGGCGGTAAATTAATCTCTGATTATCAAATTATGACTGGTCAAGGCTTAACTGATTTGGAAATGGCTTACATTGACGAAGCTGGTATTTTACCAGTCGCACCAGAAAGCCAATGGATTGTCCCTACAGGATATACTGTTGGCTTATTTGGTAAAGTGCAAAAAATAGGCTTAGAAAAATAATTTTAAAAATGATAGTTAGTATATATTGTACTAGCTATCATTTTTTATTTTTATGATATTTATAAAGGAGAAAAATTATGCTTAAACATTTATTCGATGCTTTATTTTATTCTGAAGAAGATAAAATATATAATAAAATGAAAAAAGAGATTATGAGCCTTCCTGCTCATAAATTTACTACAGATACTGAATTAATTCGTGTAAAAGATAGAGATGGTTTTATTACATTTTATGCTATATTAATAAAAGACGGATATGTTTTTTATATGGAGAAAGATTTTTTAAATGAATTTGGCGAAAATAATTTATGGCCATTAATGAGTACATATAAATTTGGTAAATTAACCAAAGATGTGACGGCTAAGAAATTATGGAAGACTAATTTAAAAGATGTCGATATTATTGAGAATAGATGTGTATTAGCATCTCAGGAGTAAAATTATGTATAAGATTATAGATTGGTTATTTTACTTAACACTTATTAGTGCTTTTGTGATTACTATATATTTTCATTATGTATTGGGTATTGATTTAATAACTATTACAGTAAAGTAAATAGGAATGAGGAAAAATAATGTATAGAAATATGCAAAAAGTTGATAGGATTCTTTATAATCTTGACTGTTTAATTTGTGATAACAATAAGTCTCTTCGGGATTTAATTTATATTAACGAAGAATCTGGATATGATAAGTATCAGAAAAAAGTAATTATCAAGCTAAACGGTAAAGAAATTATTGTTGAAGACGGTATTTTATTTAAGCTAAGTAAGTTTTATTATATGTTGACTTGCTTAGAAAATGGCGATTTTGAATCTGATTTACAAATGTTACAGTGTTTTTTAAAAATCCATAATTTTGAATTTGATTATCAAGATTTAAATAATGAAATTAAAGATATTATTCCTATTCGTAAAAAATATGGAGTATATACTAAAGAAGATGATACAATTGTGCAAGAAATAAAATATTATTTCATGGGCATTCACTTTTTATTAAAAGAATTAGATAGTTTATAAGGAGTAAATAAAATGAATGAACAATTATTTTTAAGATATCGTTTCGATAATCTTATTAGAGAAAAATACTGTCTTGACGGTAAAATGTACAACTTCGATGATTATGATATCGAAGATTTTAAATTTTAAGATTTAGATTTCTATTATGAAGATGGCCGTCCATGCAAAATCGTAAAATATGAATGGGACGGAGAAGGCAAATGGTCTTACATTAATAATATTACAATTCATTTTGCTGACGGCGAAGTAATGGAGCACGTAAGTGGCTATTATCTTTTCTTAACAGAAGAATCTTTAGAAAAATACGGTTGGTATTTTAAAGAAGATGATTATTGATATGATAGAAAATGAAAAATTTTGGGAAACTATGTTCGAAGAATTAGATAAAACATCTCAAGAAGATTGGGAACAATTCGTTAAAGAACATGATATGGGAGGAAAAAAAATGAAACAATATTATAGTGTGGAAAATTTTAATGCAAATAATTATGGTAAAGAAAATTTATCTATTGCAGTAACATTAAATAAATGTACCGTAAATAATGAAGCGGTATTTTTAGATAAATAGCGTTTATCTTTTGATTGTATTGAACATATTGTGTACGATAATAGTGCCGAAGAACAATTAGTATTATATTCTTCTTATGAAAAGAAAAATCAGCAACATAATGTAATTATTAAAGTTAGAATCGAAGACTTTAATAATTTACGAGGTGATTGGATTGATTTTATTGGAGATATGTTTATGATGGCTCTTGTAAGCAAAGAAGAGGAGGGCCCATATGGAACCTATTGTTAATCCGTGGCTAATTTATTTGGTATCAATTGTAGAACATTTACGAAACTTTTTTAATGCTATTACATTTGTTGTATGTGCTTTAGATATTCTTATTGTTATGGGCACATTTATTGAATCAGATGATGCTATCGCTGTATTTTATAATCGTGAAGAAAAGAAAATTAAACCGTTTATTAAATTATTGATAGCATTAACTATTATTTGTCCATTATTGGTAATTTTTATTCCGTCAAAAGAAACTATTATCGCTATGTATATTGCTAATATGGTTACACCAGATAATTTAAATTTCGCTAATGAAGTATTCAAAAACAATCTTAAAGATTATATGGATATTATTTCTGGTGCGTTAAATAAATAGGTGATTAAAAATGGGGAATAAAATAAATATTAATATGTGTAGATGGAAAAGCGAAACCACATTTCAATATATTTTAGCTAAACAATTATATCTTAAAAATATTTGCATCCCTAATGTAAGTATGTATACTCCTGGCAAAAGAGAATACGAAGCAGATTTCGTATACTTTAATCTGAAGAGTAAACGCTTAACAGAAGTTGAAATTAAAATAAATAAAATTGATTTTCAAAATGATTTTCATAAACCTAGATATCATGACAGTGAAGATGTATCTTATTTATATTATGCATTGCCTAGTGATGTGTATAAAAAACATAAAGATTTCATTGATTCTAAACTAGGGGACGCTGGACTTATCTTAATTGATAGAAAAGAAGATGAAGAAGGTGCTTATTATGTATTCGGTGGTTTTAAAAAGAAAGCTAAGAAACGTAAAAATGCACAACCTTTAACAGATGAAAAAATTCTTAGATATATGCGTATAGGTTGTATGAAATGGGTTTAGTAGGAGATTGTTATGTATGAAAAATTAATTAGAATAGCTGAATTTAATACAGAATGTGCTGACATTTTAGAAAAGCTCCATAACCCAGTATTTACATTAATTCAAAGAAATGGTCGTACACCTTGGTTTAATGAAAAAACTGAGGAATACCATTTCATTGATGTAAATGGGAAAGAAAAAACAACTGGCTATTGGGACATTTTTTTCAAATTAAACATGATATTTGATAAGCTAGAAAACAAAAATAAATATACTAGTGCATTAGAACTCATGGTATGCCTTCTTGGTTTCTTTTATAATACGACTAATTTCTATGAAGTAAGTGAAGAGATTAAAAGTTTGCCTAGATTAAGAAAAACATATTATGGTGAGAGTCAAGAAGATGTCGATAAATTAAAAGACACTATGAAAGTAACTAGCGAATTATTTTTGGATTTGCATAGAGCTATGACTGTATTTGATGCATTATCTGATGAAATAGAATTGGATTGAGATTATAAAATAACGAGGAGGAACAATAAATATGGGTATGTTTAGTTTTATCTATTGTGATATTAAAAATAAAAATCATCAAGGCGGACTTAATATGGTTGAAGGCGATATAGTCCGCATCATTGCTCCGAACGATGAACATTTAGTTGGTCAATATGATGGCTATGGTCGTGTATATACAAGCGATACTCTATCTTATGATGTTCATGAGCTATTAGCTTTATGGAATCGAGGACTTAAAGGTAAAAGTTTTGCAGAATTATTAGGTTCTTATTTTGTTGATTCGGAAAAACTAGCTGATAAGCATGAAGAATTGCGTCATATCGGCATTGATATTGAATGTAATATTTTATTGTATGGTAAGGATAAAAATTTCTGTAAATATCCATTAAAACTTGTTCGTGACCTAGAAAAAAATAAAAATTTGAAGTATAATGATATACATAATATTTCTATTTCAGACCCAGTACAAGGCTTCGAGCGTATGACTAATGATGATTATTTACTAGAACGTTGTTTTGAAGGCAAAGATTATTTTGAATATATGGAAGTAGAGTATGGAAGTGTGTTCGAATGAAAATAACGTTTAAGAATAAAGAACAAGCTATTCAATTCATGCAAGTAGTCGGTGATAGATTTGAGCATACGATATGGGAACAAATCTATGATAAAGTATGGGATATAGATGCTTGGGAAACAACTGGTACAAGCTTCGCATTACTTACATATTATAATCAAAAGAATAATGAAGAACTTCATGTTGAATGTAGACGTCATAGACATGAAGTTGTTATGCGTATTGTAGAAGATACATATAAACCTGAGCTAATTTATTCGTTCTATAACATGTTTAAAGATATGCATTACGATAGAATGTGTATTGATAATGTGGGTAGACAATGGAATAGAAGAAAAAAATATTATAAACCACGCAAAAATCTATACGTAGCTTTTTAATAACGAAAGGAATTTTCTATGGAATTGTTAAAAACAATTAAAGTCGAAACAAATTGTCCAACGGTTTGGTTCAATACATTAAAAAGTTCTAATTTTTTAGATGATTTGAAATTTATGCTTAAATTTTCTGAAAGCAAAATCTCATCTGTTGGCGATATGTTAACTATTTCACTTAATGTAAATGGCGTAACAATTACATATAACCCAACATTAATTAATTATCAAACTATTCATCAATTAACTGAATTAGTTAACATGCGATTAAAAAAGAAAGAAGAGGAATAATATATGTTTGAGTATTATTATCACTTATTTCAAATCTTCAAATATGATTTAAAAGAAATGATAGCGGAGATTTGATTATGAAAACAACAAAAACATTATCTATCGCTGGTGATTATAAAAAATTAGAAGAAAAATTATTAGAATTAACTAAAGATAATTTTAGTTGGTCTATTGAATATGAAGACGAAGAAACAAATGATATGGTAACATTAATGCTTTGCGACTTCGTATATCATGAAGACCCAGATAATGAAGGTGGATTGTTACAAGTTAAAGCTAATTTTGATTCATATCTTGATGAACAATATGAAAAAGATGCAATGGTTTATATTGACTTCTTTGCTTTCGATTCTTTAAAAGAAGAAGGAGTTATCGATATTGAAACAGAAGATAGCCAAATATTCTTAGCTTTCTATACTTTGTTTACAGAAATGAAATTATTGTAATTTAAAAGGGTAGTAAAAAATTAAATGGATACATGTAAAAAAGTAATTATCTCTGGCAATTATAAAGATATGGAAGAAAAAATTAATTTTCTTACATCTGATGATGGTAGCTAGTGTATTGATTATGAAGATGAAGAGTTAATGGATATGGCTACTCTTGAATTTTATAATTTTAAAAGAAGAGATGATTTTATCGATTTTGAAATCATTAAATATCCTAAAAATCATCCAGAACAACAACAAAAAATCCCTGGATATATGGAATTTTATAAAAATAATGTAGATAATAAAGAAGGATATTTTTCTTTTGAATGTGAAGATAAATATATTTTCTTTATCTTTTTATCTATTATTCAGAAATTAGGTTTAGTATGATAATTCTATCTTTTGAATCTAAAAATAAAGCTAGGGAATATTTTAATTTCATTTTAAGTAATGCCAGCATAAAATTAGAAACAATTGTACTTAATGACTTTGCATATCAATATGATTATGAAATATGCATTGATTTATTATATAGTAAATCTGGTGATTTTTTATATAATTATGAAATATTTAGAGTATATGTTCGTGTAGAAGATAAAAAAGTATTAATCTTTGCTGAAGATGAATTAGATTTTCAGTGGTCAGAAAAACATATTTCTGATTATTTTTTAGCTTTATATTGCAAGCATAAATTAAATATTAAAGTAAAAAGAGAGGAGGTAACATTATATGGCTGATGCATTACTAGAAAAATTAAGAACACAAAGAACTACTTTGCCATTTAAAAATGGTGAATATGCTAAAATTTTTTTTGATTTAGTTGATGAAAACGAAAAACATAATCCATTACTTTTTGATAAAAGTAAAAAAGAAGAACGATGTTATAGTTATTCTTATAAAATAGATGTTGGATTTTTTACTAAAATATTTATTTTTAAAGATGATAGATATAATGAAGAAATTAAAATTGATGTATC